TAGGTGCTTTGTTAGCTTTCTTTGTTTTAGCTACCTTCTTAGACTTGTCAAACATCATTGCCTTATGCAAAAGCATAATTACATTAGGGTCTGTGTACTGATTAACTTGATCTTCAGGTAAGCCATTACTAATAGCGTGTTTCCGAATGTCATTGTATAAATTAGTATTCCAATCGGGTAACTCTCTTTGGAGAACTTCAATGCACTGCTTGGCGCTTTCACGCTGTTGCATTACTTGTTTCTGTTGCAGTTCACCATAGAAACTATCAGCTTCTTCTTTGAGAAACTTTAGATCGCTTTCTGCCGCTTTCGCTTCAGCACGTAAAGCCGCAAAGTCATCGGGGTTCATTTGCCGTGAGGCAACTAACATATCGACTTCTTCGTATGGCTTGTAGCGTTCTTCAGCGCGTTTAAGCATAGCTTGTAATGACGCATCTGCACGTTGCAGAGCTTCAGTAGCTTCTTTTTTCTGGTTTGCTGTTTCTTGAGACTTTCGAGTGAGGGATGCTTCTTGACCGTAGAGACGCTTAAGATCTTTCAAAGATGCCTGCTTAGTTTCACCGTCAACAACAAGTTCAACAACAGTATCATCAGATAAACTGACTTCTTCTTCCTCTACTGTCTCTTCTTCTTCATCATCTTCAGTGTCTTCTTCGTCAGGGTCTTCTTCAGACTCAGCTTCTTCTTCTTCAGTTTCTTCATCTACCTCTATTTCATCTACAGATTCTTCTACTTCAGTCTCGTCAGTAGTTTCCTCTGTTGCCTCTAGACTACCTTCTTCAGATAGCTGATCTTTGTCATCAGCGTCTTTCCAGTTACCTAAAATGGCCTCTGCCGCACTATCCATATCCAATGCGGTAGTACCTGAGTTAAAAGCATTTTGCACGTTATCCTGGGACATGGTGCTTACTCCTCTTCAGTTGTGATTACTTCGTTTTCTTCTGCTTGATCTTCGTTAGCTTTAGCATCAATTTGATCTCGTACTTCTACTTGCTGACGTAGAGTATTTACGATATCAACTATGGCTCTGTAGTGACCGTAGGCTTCAGTACGCTTGTCTTCTTCATCGGGTGCTGATGACAAGAATGCTTGTACTGTCGCATCTACCATCATGTTTACAGTCCTAGTAAAAGTCTCTGTGTTTAACAAAGTCTCTGCGTCTGTTCCTAAATTTACTAATTGCTCATCGTTCATTTTAGCTCTCCTTCAAGGGCTTAGGTTGGTGAATGGGTTATCCATTCGGGCTTGCGATAGCCGTTATCTCGTCTGCCTGTTGAGCAAGGACAAGTTCAGCACTATCAATTACTTTCTTATGGTTAAGTTGAGCTTCTTTGAGATCAACATTGTCACTTTGAATAGCAAAGGTGTTCTCTGCCTTCATCTTTTCAAGCTCTATCTTCATTTGAGCATTTTGTACATCCATTTGAGCTTTCATCTCTCCAAGTGCAGTTTGACGCTCTTGAACTTCAAGCTGTTTCTTCATCATTTCTAACTGAAGTTCCTGTGCCGGATCAGGTTGCTCTGGTGGCAATTGATCTGGGCTAGTCAAGTATTCAGCTACATTTTTGATACCTGAAAGTTCCATTACCTTGCTTATAAGCTGGTATTGATTCTGGGGGGTGTACATCTTTTGTAGCGCAGGATCAGATTGGAATGTTTGGTGCATACCAATGTACTTTTGAGCTTCACGATCTTGCTCACCGTAGCCAAGAGCAAGCTCCACAGTTACATCTCTTTTGTCAGCCCAATCACTTGGGTTAATCTGTACATACTCACCACTGATCTCTACTATCTTTTGTTCGGCTTCATTTTCAATACATAGCTGGTAGATAGTCTGATACAAAGGCTTAAGGAATTGATTAGCAAAGTTACGCGCAATGATTTTTTGGCGTTGCTGAGACATAGTGGCTAACTGCTCAACCATAGCCGCACTATTTTGCTTGCTTATAGCATCTTTGTTTAAACCTTGAGACAGCCTACTAACACCAGTAGTGTCCTCTTTGTTCTCGTCCAACATTTGTATTGTTTGGAACGTAAATGGGTTTAGAGGGCTTTGCATCATTGGTGCAATAGCATCAGGTCTAGTTATATTGACTAAGCCGCCTACTCTGTTATCAATAAGCTCTCTAGGATTGCTAAGACCACCCTTCAATACAGTGTATCTAGGGTTATTTGTAATCATTGCGTGATCAAGGATAGAACGTGTGAGTACTGTTCTAGCATTCTGTGTGGCAACTAGCTTGTCAGCAAAGTTATTACCGTAAAAAGCGTGAGGGATCGGAAGCGGAACAAACGTAACAAATGGTTTTCTATTTACCTTCTCTTTATCGAGAAGCACATTTCCGGCTTTTATTATCTTATAGAGTTCTGCAACTCCCGTCCCTTCGCAATCCAGTTCCATGTAGATTTCATAGACTAAGACTTCTCTTACTTGGTCTTGGTATCCGTGGGCATTAAAGCCTCTGTCATTATTGATAGTGTCATGTCTAGATAAGACTTCTAAGTCAGTTCCCATAGTGACATCAGAGTGATCACCTATTTTATTAATCAGTTTTTCTGGATAACCATCAAGCCGTAAGTCAGACAAAGTTTTCTTTGTTCTATGGGCGCAAAACAACGCGCTATCCAGAGACTTTGGCTGTGATTCAATTAGAAATTCTTCTGGTGCAATATTCTCAACAATGACTTGGCTTGTATCTCTATTAACTAATATTTCTCCAGAGAAAAGACCAAACTCATCTTGCTCATAGTCACCTAAGTCAACATTTGGCTCTGACAGAAGAATGTCTAACTCGTCTTCAGATATGTTCTCAAAGAATTCAGAAACAGTTTCAGATTGCTCTTGCCAGAACACCTTTGCTATGCCTGCTCTTGCTATAAGTCCATCATGTATAACTGATGACATAACAGAATATAAATCGTTTTGCCTGTGGGCTACATAGTCAGTGTAAGCCGAGCAAACAGCCGCCATTTTTACATCATCAGCATTCTGTGGTGCAAAATGTACAACCTTGTTCCCTGCTGAGAATGTTTCTAAAAGTGCGGCCTTCATTGACTCGACTGCATCATAAACATCTAAAGACACATACTTAGAGTTACCGTCATGGATAGGTTTAGGCTTTGCGCCTGTGTAGTACTCCATTACGTTAGATCGCTCACGGCTAAGTTCGCTGTCGTGGTAGCCAACGGATCGTCCAACATTGTCATCTACGATAGCGACTATCTCTGTGTCAGAGAGTTTCTTGTAGTCTTTTTTCTTTGCCATAATTAAACCATCTCAATATAAAATGAGTCTGTGGATTCCACTGGGTTCCAAGCACCAGTATGTACATGATTTGCTAAAGCTAGAGACATAACGCAATCATCAAAGCATCCTGCCTCTGCCTGCATTGCACCGCTTTCTGTAACGATGTAAGTCAGCATTTCTCTTAAAGTTACCTTACAATTAAGTTCTAACTCTTCCTCTCTCATCGAGGCACGTAGTTGATCAATAATTAAAGGTTTTGTTTTTGCTGTTGTAGTGAAACCTAGCTTCAAAGTTTCTCTGTCAGTGAGTTTGTCTATCTGAGTTTCTGTATAGAAATTAGGGTAAGCCATATCTTTACCTAACCTAGTACAAGTCAAGATTCCATGAGAGTTGTTCTCAACGCAGATGTAGGCTTCGTTGAAGTATTCTCCTAATGCAAAAAGAACTTCAGCAAAGTAATCTGGATGGGCATGGCCTCTCCATATCGCTACTTGCCGCTTTTTAGAATCAAGAACTTGAGCTACTGAGTAGTCACCCCCTCTGACACCCATAGCGACATCAGCACCAATGACGTACTGTTCGCCCTCTTGGTGTTTCCTGTAAGTACTAAGCTCACCTCTAGCATTGTTAAGCCACTCATCGCCCTCTAGAGCTAGACGCTCTTGTAGATCTAAAGTTTTATCTAAAGATTTTGTGATTTGATCAGGGTTGAACACTGGACGGCCAGTAGTCAAAAAGGCTTCATCTGGTTCAGATGGATACTCTTGTCTAAAGAGGTCAAGGCCGTTCTGGGCAATCTTTCTGCGCCTAAACATAAGTTGTTCATTATCTAAATCGTAAAGCCCAACTAACTCATTCTCATCAGGCGTTCTTTCAAAGTTTTCTGGGACTTTTTCACGGTATTCAGGATCAGTAAACCAAGGTATAAACACTGGTACAAAACCATTGCTACCATCAACCGCGCCCCTCCATAAGTCAGCAAAGATACCAGTCGCACCATTTGCTGTGGATTCGACAAATATAGCTGTTCCTGGAGAGTTAGGTACGGCCTGAGTAAGACCATTCCAATTATCCAACGCAGTACTCTTTTGCCAGAACGCCAGTTCTGAGGCATGGACATGGGTAAGTGTTTCGCCTCGTCCAATGCTATCTCCCCCTGCTGTTGCAACCACATAACTACTGTCAAGAACATCGAAATTCATTTCCCTCCTTGACGAGTATTTGGTGTGTGGTTTTAGTATCTCAGGACAGTGTTCGTGAAACCTTTTAGTCATATCAAACAGAGCGCGAGTAGAGTCTGCATGGTGAGTAATTACCATTGCTTTACAAGCCGCCCTTTGGCTAACTGAGTAGTAAAGGTAGCCGCCAGTGTAGGTAGACAATCCTTGCTGTCTTGCCTTAAGAATAATTACTCTTACTTTACCTTCGGTGGCTAATTGATCTTTAACTGCTTTGTCTAAGATTTGCTGTGCTGAATTTAACTTGAGAGGGGATATTGCGCCTACTTTTGTTCGTATCTTTAATGCGGCATTAGAATAGAAACTAAAATCATTCAGTAGTTTCTTCCGTACCTGTGCTAGTTTCTTGTGCATTAGGTTGCTCGTCCTCTTGCAGTAGTGATGCAAGGAAATCTTCTGCTCTAGATATAGAAACATCTGATTTACTTACTGGCTTAGACTTTGTGAAGTCCAACACTAAACGTGCGGCGGCTAACCTTTCTCTTGTCTCACCGACAAGGCGCATTACCTCTACCGCTGTAGACAAAGCCTCTTTCTGGTATTCGTCTTCAATGTTGTATTTATCACTCATAATTTCTACTACCTTTTTTGCATCTTTTTTGGCTTGTTCTCGCAGTGGAGCTATCGTTTCTTTACGGTAGCCGTCAGGTACGCCTTTAGGCCGTCCTCCGTTTTTGCGAGGTTTTGTTGACCACTCTTTTCTTAGCGCCCTTCCCTCTGGAGTTGACATCAGAGTCTTGAAATAACTGTTCTTGCGCGCTTTCTTTGGGTGAGTCAGTTCTCTTGGTGGAGACTTTGCTCTCTGTTTCCTTTCCTTTGTCATCTATGTGATCCTCTAGTAATTGCTCTACTATTTGCCTTGTCTCTTTACAGGTAACACAGTACATATTTGGAGTAAGCTCATACTTAAGCTCTAAAAATATTGATTGTTTCTGTGTGTGAGACAGTAGGTTACTTTGGTTTACTTTTTCTATAGCCGTTAAATAGGACACTAAGTCCATAGCTTTAGTATTCATCACATAACTCTCCTTATGTGTTACTACTGGTTAGGGCTTGTTGCTGTTTGTTGTTGGACAACTCTATCCCTGTAAGGAACAAAGTATTTATCAAGATCAAATTGACTAACGCCTTGATCAATCAGGCGATTTTCAATAGCTTGTAAGCTATTTATAGGATCAACTCCAAGGTTATTTTTCATATCAATGTGAGCTAGTTTAAGAGATGCTTTAGAAATTTTACTTATAGACTCGTCAGCTTCTAAAGCCTCTGACAGGCTTTCTAGAAACTGTTGGTTATCTTGGATGCCTCTTTGATAGTTAGGGCTATTTTCATTAGCGTGTTCTTGTAAAATTGCCTGTGCGCTTTGTCTATCTAATGGCACTGTAACTCTTAATTTACCGTAGCCTTCAGGATCATTGTCCATAATTCTGTTCATTAACTGGTGTGCGCCAAAACCAGTAATTCT